ACGCAGCTCCTCGAGGCGGCCGGCGTCTCGCCCGACTATCGCAAGGTGAATCCGCACGTCTTGCGGCATGCCCGGCTCCGCGGGATTCACGTTGACGCGTGTTGCGACTTGGACGACGCCGACGACTTGGATTGGTCAAGCGTGAGCCCCGAGGCGGTTGGGTACGTCGAGGCGTGGCGGTGCTTTAAGGCCGACTATGGCTATGAGCCCGTGCTTGCGCAGCCGCTTCTCTATCACCCGACCTATGGCTACGCCGGCACGTCGGATAGTATCGGCGTGCTCGACGGTACGGCGGCGGTTGTCGAGCGCAAGGCAACCGCCAAGATGGCAGCGAGCTATGCGCTCCAAACCGCGGCCTATGCGGCGCCCGGCATCCACATTGCCCCTCGAGGCGGCGGCCGGCTCGAGCCTGCCCCGTGGGGCGTCGAGCCCGTTATGCGCCTCGGCGTGCATTTGAAACCGGGCGGCCAATACGAGCTCGTGGCGTACGACGACCCCGACGACGAGGCGGCGTGGTTAGGCGTCGTCGCCCTCGCCCGGTGGCGCAAAGTACGATCTTAGCGGGCACGTAGCCGGAGGGCGAAGGCATGCAATCGCACCGGCAAGGCGGCGGTCTACGGCTCCATATTGGGGCCGCCCGCCGCACCCGCTAGGCACATACCCGCCCGGGCTCGTATAAGGGCCGCCATGAGCCCCGACGACGTACGGGCCGCGGCTACCGCCCTCGGGCGGCTTGGAGCGCGTAAGGGCGGGCTCGCGCGGGCCAAAAACATGCCCCCCGAGGAGCGCTCACGGCAAGCTCGAGAGGCGGTGCTAGCTCGCTGGCGGCGTCGCATGCAGTCGGCACCGACTCGCGGTAAGGCCGACCCGGGTTGACCGCTACGTGCCCGGCAACGTATGCCGGGCCGCATGAGCCTGAGCACGGCTCAAATCCACTTGGGCAAGGGGGCACGGCATGGCCGGATGGTTCTCTAACTCCCGCTTTGCTTTCTGTAGGGGAATCGCCAACCACGCATGGAAGTATCCGCCGGAGTTTTCGCACGAGGGTAAGCGGCTCGTCTTGACTCTGACGTGCGCGAATTGCACCGCCACGCGTAAGGATCGAGTCTCGCAAGCGACGGGCGAGCTAGAGACGCGCGCCTACAAGTACGCCGAGGGCTACCAGTTCCACTTAAACGGGGGCGAGCGGCCGCCCAAGGAGGATCTACGGCGCGACGGGCTCGCGCTCCTCCTCGGTGGCCGCAAGGTGCACAAGCTCGAGCCGCGCGCTCGAGACAAGCGGCGGCACGTCGCATGAAAGCGACCATCCTCTATTGCGACCGGTGCGCCGCGGAGGGGCGCGGCAACGTGCAGGCCGCGCTGATTGTCTGGATACGGACGTCCCTCGGCGGCCACACGGTGCGCCTCGACGTGTGCAGCGAGCACTACGCCATGATTGCCGGGCAAAGCAGCTCCGCGAATGGGGCCGCGCCTACGACCGAACGCACGTGGTCGCCGCGTGCGGGTAAGAGAGCGCTTGAGGGAACCTATAAAGCGGCGCTAGCATTTGCTGCCAAGCACGAGCGCTTTTCCGTCGATGATTTACGCGGGGCGCTCGGCAAGATGCCCGAGCAACGCGTTACCCGGGTGCTTACGTTGCTCGTCGCCGACGGCAAGTTAGCACGCTACGTGCAAGGCGTTTACCAACGCCCCGGGTTTACGATGCCTGCGCCCGCGAGCGTCGAGCTTGCAGCCATGGCGGTGCAGAAGCTCATAAAGAAACACCCGGGCATCCGAGGCAGTAACGCCGCGGCGCTCGCGGGCATTGACGACTTCAGAATGTGGAGAGCGACGCTTGGCTATCTCCGCACTAACAAGCTCGCGCGTACCAAGGGCAGCAAATCCGCCATGCGGCTATTCCCCACCTAGTGCGGTACCACCTCGCGGATGCGCGTGTGTAGCTGCATCCAGATATTAGGCACGAAGCGCGGCGGGTCGCCGACTGACTCGGCGTCGGCCCGGTCGGCGCATTCGTCGGCAATCTCCTCGAGCACGGCGCGTAAGCGGGCAATCTCCCGGTGGCAGTTGGCGTGCAGCTCATAGTGCGCGACGGTGCCCGGTTTCACCACGTTTGCCACGGGGCTTCAAAGCCGAGCCGGTATGCGTTGGCCCGTTTGTCCCATCGCGCCCACCAAAACGATTTGGCCGCCCCGCCGACGTGCTTGGCAACCTCGGCAACCGGCACGAGTACCTCGCGGTTACGCCGTCGGTTGTAGAGGAGTGCAAGGGGCTCCGGGTGCGTCCCCGAGAGCGGCAATTGCACCTTGACGATTTCCGGGCGCTCGAGGCTCTTAACCGAGCTGGTCATGGCACAAGTCCCGAAAGAATCCCGGGCCGGCCGACGACACGGCGGTTATGCGCCCGCCGCCCTCGATGGTCGGCCGGAGCGCTACCCATGTCTCGTAAGCGTGCTCCCAAAATGACACCTCGTCGGCAAGCACCGACGTAAACGTGTGTTGCCGGGCTTGCTCCTCGCCCTCGCCGAGGGCGACGATTTCCGAGCCGTTCTCAAATCGGAGGAGCCCGACGGAATATTCTACCTCGACGCTCGGGAGCGATGCCGGGAGGTGCTGCACGATAAACCGCGCCCGGCGCACGAGCTCGCACGAGCCCTCGGTTTCCGTCCGCCCCAATTTGCGCGCCATGAACGCGACTTTCGAGAGCGGCGAAAACATTGCGAGCCACACGTTAACCGCCACCATCAACCAAGTAACGACCATGCGGCGGCTCTTGGCGACGACGAGAATCGGCGTGTTTTGCCACCGGCGCACGAGGAGCTCGGCGTACTCATGCGAGGGGTAGCGGCGGACCATGCCCGACGCCTCGTCGCGCGTCCATACGCAGTCGCGCACAAATGCCCACGGGTCACCCGTTACGCCATACGCCGCCGTCGCCCGGCGTTGCTCGAGGGCCAAGCGGGCCGCGGCCCGGAAGGCAAGCGGGTGGTCAGGGCCGAGCACCCGCCCGGCGCCGGCCCCGGGAGGCGCGTCAGGCATCCGGGGCGCTCTTTGGCGCAGGCGCGGGTGGCAATGTCCCGAGCGCGGTATGGAACGCGAGCCAAATATTTTCTTGGTCGTGCGCGTCGCAAACGTAGAGCTGGGTCGACTCGATAAGCGGATCTTGCGTCGCGTTCTGCCGCATGAGTTGCACGCTGAGTGTCGCCCACGATCCGGGGGGTTGGCTTACCGTCGTCTTGCCGCACGTGTCGCAAACATACGTCAGAGGCATGGAACACTCCTAGGGCGTCGAGCCGATGACGAAAGCTCCAAAGGCGTTCGGGGTGGTGAGGGTCGCGTTGGACGCCGAGTTGTTCGTGAACCCAAAATAGAAGTTTGTGCCGTTGCGGGTGTCGGCAACGTAGGAAACGCAATAGTTGACCCCGACCGCGGTGGCCGTGTAGCTCTGAACGGCTTTCACAACCCAGGCGCTGCCATTGTACTGGGCGATGTTGAACTGGCCGTTGCCCTGCGTGACAATCACGGAGGCAGTCAGGTAGACTAGGAGGTTGTTCGGGAAGATGACCTGATTGCCTGCCCCGGTCAGGTTGTAGGGATCGTAATAGACGCCGGTGAAGGAGAGCGGCTGGTTGACGCTGCCCGCGTTGACGCCGACACCCGCGAAGCCGCCCGCGCAGCCGTAGGCGTGGCCCTTTATCCAGCCAGTCTCGGTTAGGTTGCCCGCGTTGTCGATCTGAAGCATCGCCGGCCACGCCGGCACGCCCGCCGTTGCAGGCGTGTGCTGGACGGAAAAGTTGTCCGTGTCGCTGTTCATCTGAATCAGCCAGCCCGGCTTGGCGGTATTGTCGAGCACCCATTGCGAGGCCCCGAGCGAGGCATTCTCGACCAGAATCGCTTGTGCCGACGTAGGACTAGAAAAGAGTCGCGCCTTGCTGGGGTAGGCGCCAGCGACAAAGGCGTTCCCCTGCGCGTCCCCTCGCGATGTCACGGTGCGCGTCGCCACGGTCGGCTGGAGCGTCGTGCCGGTGTCGGTCCAGTAGGCGCTCTGCGCGGCCCCGCTGTTCGCCCACACCGCACCATCCCACGTGTAGACCAAGCCAGAAGGGGCCGTGTAGGTCTGGCCGACGGTGGGGCTCGCGGGGAAGTCGGGAGCGGCCATCTAGGTGGCAAGCCTCCAGACGGCAAGTTGGGCAGGCGTGGCCGTCGTTGCGGTCGTGCCCAGCGCCAGCGCCGCGCCACAATTCTGGTATCCGGCGAGGTATATGTAATCGGTTGGGTCGGTCGAGAGATAGAGCGACTGCACCGTTTGCGACGTCTGGTTGTTCACGTTTGGATAGTTGTCGACTCGCGCGAGCGCGGCCCCGGCCTTATTCCAGAGCTGAAGCGCGCGGAGCCCTGCGGCGTTTGCCGACCACGTGATTTCGCCCATCGCGAGGTACACGCCAGGGACCGTCAGGTATACGCCCGCATATGGGCTGACCCACGCACCACCGCGACTGAACACGGCGTTATCATACGTGACGGTCGTCCACGCGTTGTTCGCCATGCTCTGCGCTTGGCTTCGCTGCTGCACGCACGCGCCCACGGTTTTGAGCGTGGGATTCGGAAAGGTGCCGGTGAGATCGCCGCCCGCCGCCGCACCTTGAAACGGCGTGACGGGCGTGGCCGTCACCCATTGCTTCGAATTGCCGTCGTCATAGTAGACGTACAGCGTCTGGTCGGGATCGGTGCGCCACCAGAGTTGTCCCACGACGGGCGACGCGGGCGGATTCGGCCCGATCCATGTCGCGGCGCCGCTCGCGGCCACCGTCGACCAAATCGTGTCGTAGTCGGTGCCCGTATTCTTGGCGAGTACCTGCCCCGTCGTGCCACCCGCCGGCACGCCTTGCCCGGGTGGCCCCTGCGCTCCCGTGGCTCCCGTCGGCCCGGTGGCACCCGTGGCGCCCGTTGGGCCTTGCGGCCCCGTAGCGCCGGCCGGCCCGGTTGGCCCGGTAGGCCCCGCTGGCCCGGGTTGCCCGGCAACGGCAATGCCGAGAAAAATGGACTCGTTGTTAACGAACGCCGCGCCGGTGCCGCTCGATACCCACGTGACGGGTATATCGGTGTACGTGCCGCGGTTGGTCGGCGCAGCCGTGACGGTATATTTATAGAGCCGCGTCGAGTCGGTTTTGTCTTGTAAATAGACGGTGCTCCCGGTGGTTATCGCGGTTAACGCCAGGGTGACATCGTTATTTGCATTCGTGGTGTTGTTCGCCGAGAGCACGGTGGCAGCACTCGCGCTCGCGTTGTTTAGTTGGACGTAGCCCGACGCGGGCGGCGGCGTCGTCGCGGTTGAAAAGCGGTAGTCAATGACGCTGGTTGACTGCCCGGCCGGCCCCGTGGCCCCGGTCGGCCCTGTCGGCCCGGGCGGCCCGGTTGACCCTTGCGGCCCGGTTGGTCCCGCTGGCCCCGCTGGCCCGGTCGGGCCTTGCGGGCCGGGAGGGCCGGTGCCCGCGCCGCGAGCTCGGAGTGGTGCGCGGTCTTGCGGCCCTAAGCGGCTCGTTACGGCGTCGGGCATGTACGGGGCGCTTGTACTCCCCGAACCCCGGGCGTGCCTAGTCGGCCCTCTCGATTGGCAAGATTTGCCACGTCGTTGCCGTGAGCGGCCGGTTTGGTTTGCCATCCGGCCGTGTTGGTTTCGACCGCGGCACCGCGCCGAGCGTCGCCCACGCCTCGGCAAACGTAAACCGCCGGGCTTTCTCCACGTCGGGCGTGGTCACCACGTACCCGCGCCCGTGCTCCGCTTCCGGGTCGTAGTCGACGAGGTACTCGCCCTTTAACGGCCCGTCGAGCGCTCGCATCACCACGGCGTCGCTCTCTTTCACCCGAGCGCCTCGGCATCCATCCGAGCCCCGAGGTAGGCGACGGCCCCGCGGAGGATCGACCCGGCATGCGGCCCGAGCGTCGGCGCGGCAAACCACGCCGGCTCGAGCCCGCCCCGCTCGTCAACGACGACGAGGGCTACGGCACGCACCGCGCCCGTCTCGACGCCCGCGCGCACGAGCAAGAGGGCGGCCTGGAGCGCCTCGGCGTCGAGGGCCGCGCCGCTCATGCCGGCGGCTCGATGGGCTCGGCGAGCTGCTCGAGCGCCCGATCGAGTATGACGCCGAGCAGCTCCGTCGCGGCCCCCTCCACCGCGGCCGCCGTCGCCACCATCGTCGACCCGCGGGCACTGTAGAAGCGCCCCTCGTGCTCCACCGTGACGGCACACCGGATGCGGTAGCGGTGCCCCAACTCCTCGAGCGCCTCGGCCCGGCTCATCGTGGGGGTATCGTCGCTCATGGCGTGCGCGTCTCGGTAATCGTAATGAGCACCTCGGCGCCCCCTTTGGTCCGCAAAATGACGATGGGCGCCGGTGCCTCGGTGCCATCCTCGGGAAAGGGAAAGCCCGGCACCTCGACGGTACCGCCCGTATCGGTACCGAGCCCGGAGCGCTCGAGCGCGCCCCAAATCATGCCCGCCACCAATGCCTCGAGGGTGGTCATTCTGCGTGCTCCTCGGGCGGGTGCCCATTCGTCCCGACGGCGCGTAGCCAGCTCTCGAGCGCCCGCGCCTCGGCAAGCGTCGCCGTCGTCGCGGCGTGCACGATATCGACCGCCCGGAGCCGCTCGCGCGCCCGGCGCACCAAGCGCCAATGGTAGAGCGTCAACCCGACGTTGAGCGCCGCCACGGCGACGCCGAGAGCCGTAACCCACCCGCTCATTCGGGCGCCTTACACTCATGGTCCCGCCACGCCTCAATGATCCATGCGGCGTCGAGGGCCGTCCGCGCCGTGTCGTCGGTTTCGGCGTAGCAGGTCGCTATCCCCTCGAGGCACCGGCCGCACCGGAGCCCGAATGCTAACCGCGGCGTGCCGGGCTCGTCGTCGACCTCGATAATGGGCGGCGTCACCGCTGGCCGCCTTTCAAGTCGTCGCGGATGCGTAGCTCGAGCCACGTCACGAGCCCGAGGGCCACAAGGAGCTGCTCGGTATCGAGCCCGCGTAACCACGCCTCGAGCGCGTCGATGGCCGCCTCGGTATCGCCCTCGAACGAAAACGCCGGGAGGTCGATTGTCATTCGACCTTCCCCGCCGCCGTGAGGTAGCCAAACCACCACCGGCCACGCCGCCGCCATACAAGCCGATATGGCCCCCCGGGCGGGCAGGGCGGCGTCATTCGGAGCCCGGCCCCACAAGGAGCCCCGCGACGCCTTTTAACCGCTCCGGCACCTCGCCCTTAACCGCTAACGCCTCGAGCTCGGCATCGCTCATTTGCTCGAAGAGGTGGGCATGCAAGATCTGCTTGCGCTCGACCTTATCGCCCGACACGGTTAAGAGCAGCTCGGAAGCGCGGAGCGCGTCGGAATCCCGCCGCGCTCGGCCCTTCCGCTCCCCGGTGGCACGGTCTTTCATGCCTCCCGCGAGCTCGGCAACATGCTCCATGACCGCCGGAGCCGCGGCCTTCGCCGTCGCCTGCACGCCGTACTCGCCCCGCATGACCCGCTCGAGCTGCTCCGCGCTCACAAGCTCGACAATGCGCTTGACGGCCGGATGCCGGAGCGCGCGTAACCCCGCGGCTTGGTTCGTGTACCCAATGCAGCGCGTAATCGAGGCAGCGTCGTAGCCGCCTAAATGCAGCATCGCGACCGACCATAACCGCGTCGGTGCCGTCCGCCGGAGCTCGTCGAGCGTCATGCCGGAAAGCCCCTCGAGCCATGCGCGTTGCTCGGCCTTCCGCTCCTCGCGGGAAGCCTTCGACGCTATGTGCATCTTGGCTAACCGCTCGGCAACAATCGCCGCCGGTGGCCCGGGATGCCGCTTCGTGCCGTCACCCTCCCGATACGAGCGGTCGCCCATACGTGCCCGCGCTAGCATGCGGGCTCGGCGCCTTACAAGCCCCCGCCGCTTGAGGTGGCACCGGCCGGCCGGGAGCCGAGCACCTCAAGCAATGGTAGCCCGCTAGCTCGGTAGCACCGACGCGGCGCGGCCGCGCTCGGGCCGGGAGAGCCGCTCGCTGCGCTCGCTCCTGCGCTGCGCTCCGCGCAGCCCAGCGGCCGGCCAGCTAGCCTGCTAGCTGGCTGGCACCAGGCCAGGCGCCAGCCTGGCGCCTAGCTGGCACCGGTCAGGTGCCAGCCAGCTAGCCAGCTAGCAGGCTGGCTGACAGTGGCCCCGTCAGGGGCCATCCGCCGGGGGCGAGCGAGCGTAAGCGAGCGGCCTATCCGCGCACGGCGGCAGTACCGCCGCACGCGTGCTATCAACCTAGCTCGGAGCCCATCGGGGCGTGACGCCCCGGTAGTGATTGGTAGCAAGCTACCAAGTCGCCCGGCTCCCGTTGGTCGCCTCGGCCGGAGAGGGGCCAGCTCCGACCGGGCCAGCGTCGGAATCTCCCCCCCTGCCCCCCCTCTTCTGCCGGTGGGCGTAGCTCCTCCGGTTCCTACGTGCCCCCGACCGGGGCGTGTGGAGCTCGGCGATACGGGGGCCATGCGATCCCGACCGCCCACGGCACCCTGCGCCCTTGTTGCCGGCGCTACGCCGACGCCGAGGGCGCTCTAGCGCCGTTTCGAGCTCTCTGCAAGGTGCCAAATGGGGTTGGCGTGACGAAAAGGGGCGCTCGAGGGCGGTTTTGGGCACAAATTCGGCCGTTTGGGGCCGCGCGAGGGCCGTTTCCGGCTCCCGAGCCCCTACAAAGCCGTTTTTCCTACTTTTTTAGGGTCTGAAACCCGAAAAGTAGGGAAACCGAGGCGGATTAGGGCGGCGGCGGCTCCGAAAGCGCCTCCTCGAGCTGCGTCGTGGCCGCCGCGAGCTCCGCGGTGCCGCAGGTGCACGGGCCGGCGTGTTCTGAGGGGCAGCCGTAGCCGTGCCCGAGGCGGGTGGGGCCGATATGGCGGAGCGCCGAGAGGACATCGCGGGCGGCGCCGTCGACCGTGGCGGTTGGCTTGGCTGCCGGATCGTCAATGGAGAGCGAGGCGGCGTGCGTGTCGTGTTTGGTCGTCATGCCCGGAGCCGTCTAGCAGATTTGGGGCCGTTACCTAGCCCGCCGGTGTCGGGGGCGTGAGCTGTTCGAGCGCCTCGAGGGCCGCGCGTAGCTCGTCGGCGCCGCAGACGCACCCGTCGACCGCGAGGAGCCGAGCGCACCGCAAATCGTGGTCGTCGACACACGAGAGCCACCCGCGGTTGGAGTCGCACCGGTCGAACGCGTCGAGCACCCGGCGGGCGGCGATGCGTTGCGCGTCCTTCTCCGCGTGGCAGGCGTCGTATTGGTACAGTAGCGCCTCGAGCTTCCCCACCAACGCGTCGCGCTCCTCGAGCAGCTCGCGCCGGATGCGGTCACACTCCTCGAAAAGCTCCCGGTCGGTCATGGGGGATTGGTTAACCCGAAAGATATGCTAGACGGCAAGCCCCGCCATGAGCCGGGCGGGCTCGACGCCGGAAGTATCCCAACCCAACGCCGTCGCCCCCGACGGTGCCCCGCCGACGGCGCCGGCCCGCCCACCCTCCGGGGAGGTGCCCGCATGACGCAACCCGCCGGGCCGCCCATGAGCCCGCAAGTCGTCGTGCCCGGTGCCGGGTGGGTCGACGTTGCGTCACGGGCGATTACGCAAGTCGGGTTCCCGATCGTCGTCGCGGGCGTGCTCCTTTGGTTTGTCATTTTCAAATTCGGCGGCCAAGTCGAGCTTGTCACCGACCGCCTGATCGAAAACGGCAAGCTCGCGAAGGATCTAATCGAGATACAGCGAAACGAGGCAATCGAGCTGCAACGCCAAACCGTCGAGCTACAGAAGCAAACCGATAGCCTCGGGCGGATTGGTGAGAAGATGGAACGGTGGATGGGCATGCAGCAGAAATCCGCCTACCAGCTCGGCGCGAGCGAGCCGGAGCCATGAGCCTCCTTGCATGGGTCGGGTTTGCCGTCGGGCTCTTGGTCGTCGTTGGCATTGCGTACTCGCTTGTCGAATGGTGGCGTCCGCGCGACTAATGCCTGCCCGGCGGTTTGCCGGGGCCGTGGGCTTTCCGGTCGACGCCGGGCTACGCGCCGACGCGGAAGCGCTCCGCCGTGAGCGCGACCGCAAGCACCGGAACCGCTACCCGGTTACCGGCCGCGAGATGCGCGAGTGTGGCGATATCGGCGAGCTCGTCTTGCGGGCTCTCCTCTTTACCACGCGGCTTTCATGGGAATGGTATCGCGACGAGTTGCACCGCAAAGTGGATTTTAAAATCGGCGCCGCGCTCGTCGAAGTGAAAACGCATTCCGGCAACACCGAGCCGCTCGACGGATTCACGGCGGGCATGGCGGTTGTGCAAGCGGACGCGAGCCCCGCGGATTTTTTCTGTCTCGCGCGGTTCGACAAGACGACCGACATGCTTTGGATCCTCGGCGCCATTACCAAGCCGCGGTTTTTCTATTACCGCCAGCTCTACCGCGGCGGCGAGCCGATTGCGTCGTCGGGGGCATTCACGCCGGAGGATAAATACGAGGTGCCGGTGGAAACGTTAACGTCGTTGCATACGTGGTTTCGGCAACTCAAGGAGTGGCGCCCATGATCCAGCGGAAATATTTTTACGATAGCGTGCGCGGCTCGCTCTTTGGCGGGGCGCTCACGCAACAACAAGTCGACGGTATGACCATTCTTTTGAGCCGCGCCGAAGAGGAGGGTATCGACGACCGGCATCTAGCGTACATTCTCGCGACGACGTTTCACGAGACGGCGCGCACCATGGCGCCGATTGCCGAATACGGAAAAGGGAAAGGCAAATCGTACGGCAACCCGGCCGGGCCGTATGGGCAAACGTATTACGGCCGCGGATACGTGCAGCTCACGTGGTACGATAATTATGTGACGATGCAAAAAGCGCTCGGGCCGCGATGGGGCGGGCGTGATATCGTCAAGGTCGCCGATCGGGCGCTCGACGCCGATATCGCAACCGATATTATTTTTTACGGTATGACCAAGGGTTCATTTACCGGCGTCGGGTTGCCGAAGTATATTACGGTGGTTAACCCGGATACCGATACGACGGACTTTTATAACGCCCGGAAGATTGTCAACGGGTTAGACCAAGCCTCGACGATTCAGGGGTACGCACAAAAGTTTGCAAACGCATTGACACACGCCGCCACGCAAGCGGCGTAACAAGGGGGCATCCATGGGAACGATTCGCCGGCCCGAGGACGAGGAGGAGCACCTACCACCCGACGACGAGGAGGAGGAGGAGAACGGCGGCACAACATCGACCGAGATGCCGGGACCGCCGGAGCCGCCCAAGCCGTGAGCTTTCCGGCGAGCCGCGAGGAGTTGGAAGCGGCGGGCTATCGGTTTGACTCGCTCGGCCGGTGCCGCGGCACGCGGTGCAAAGCTGACTTGTATTGGTGGACGACGCCGAAAGGGAAACGCATTCCGTTGAATGCCGACGGCACCGCGCACCATGTGACGTGCCCTGACGTGGCGCAATTCTCCTCGGGCGGCCCGAGGAGCCGGCGCGGTTAGTGACGTGACCGGGCGTGCCGTTTCTCTCTTCGAGTAGCCTCGCGGAGCGCCCCGACCCGCGCACCAAAGCGGCGCAGCCGCTCCACGGCGTGACGGAATGGGACTGCCCGCGCAACGGTGTGCACGTCGTCGAGGTGCACTATACGGCCGACCCGCAAAAGCGCGACCCGCAATGGAAGCGGGAAGCCATGCGGGGCATGCCGCCGCGAGGGTGGCAACGCGAGTTTGAGATTGCATGGGATTTGGGCGGAGGTGACCCGGTATTGCCGGAGTACGTGCCGGCGCTCATGCGGCGCGAGGTGCCGGTTAACCCCTCGGCCCGCATGCTCCGCGGATGGGACTTTGGTCAGGTCTGCCCCGTGACGATCTTTGCGCAAGTCGACGCGTGGGGGCGGCTCTTAGTGTTGGCGGAATTGGTGCTCGAGCACGCGAGCTTGACCGCACAAATCGAGGCGACCAAGGCAACGACGCTCGACCTCCTCGGCTCGTCGGGGCCATGCTTCGACGCGGGCGACCCGGAAGCGTTGCACGAAATGGAGCTAGGCCAGATTCGCCGCGAGCTCTTGAAAGCCGGCATCATGCTCCAAACCTTTTCCAACCACGGCCGACGTTTTGAAGGTTTGCGGCAACGGATGCTGCGTCGGGTACTGGTACCCGGCGAGCCCGAGCCGTCGCCCGCGCTCCTCGTCTCGCCGCGGTGCCCGATCCTGCATAGCGCGCTCGCCGGGGGTTTTGCGTGCCATCCCAAAACCGGAAAGCCGCTCAACGTGCACCCGTACAAGGACGTCGTCGACGCGCTCGATTACTTGCACGACAACTTGCAGGGCTCGGCGGCCGATTGGATGAAAAAGCTACAGGCGATTGCCAAGGCGGATTGCGCATGGTAGCGCCGGGATGGCTTGGGCGCAGCGATGCCGCCCGGGTTGCCATTACGTGCGGGGCCGCGGGCGGCCCCTCTATTCCGCCCGCGGCCCTCTCCCCCTCTCGGGTGTGGCTCCAATGCTCCAACCCCGAGTGTCGCATCGTCTTTTCGCGCACGCGCTCCGCGGCGGGTAACACGCCGACGCCGACGTGCTCGCGGGCATGCTGGCGGGCGTGGCACTATCTCCGCCGCCGCACCCGCCGCATACTCGAGCGCCACGGCAAGCCGCCCAAGCGCCGTCGCATCCGAGCGCGACGCCTCGAGGTAGGATAGGCACGCCGGCTCCGACGTGCTAGACGGCTCCGCCCCGAGATGGCACCGGGCGGGGCCGTAGGGGCGGCGAGCAAAAAGACCGACGAAGGGCCGGCGCTCTCGCCGGCTCGAGGCGAGCCCGCGGTTAACCTTGCCGTCGACCCGGAGATACAGGCTCGCATCAAAGAGGAGCTCTCACCGCTCATTACGAGCACCCGCAACGAGCGCATGGTGCTTAGGGATAGGTGGCTTCGCTACTACCGGATTTGGTCGCTTCGCCACGACGTGCAGGGCTACAGGGGTAGGACAAACACTTATTTCCCGATTGGTCGCCGGTGGATCGAGCAATGGGTAACCCGATTAAAACGCGACCTCTTCCCCGATAACGATTGGTTTGCGTGCCGCGCGCTCGCCGAGGATTTCGAGAAACGCGTGCCGGCAAAAGTCGCGCTCCAAAAATATTGGATGCGCCGGCACATGCGGCTCCGCCGCCACGCCTTGCCGTTTCTCCGCCAGCTCGTCATGTACGGCACCTCCCCCGTGCGCAACGTGTGGCGTTGTATCGAGCACGAGCAACCGGCGCTCCGCGACGTGCTCGACGAGGATGGGGCACCGACCGGGAAAACCAAGCAAGTCGTCGAAAAGGTCGCCGACTTTTTGGGGCCGACCTTCGAGCCCGTCGACCTCTTTGCGTTTTACGTGTGGCCCGTGACGGCTCCGAGCGTCGATGCCGCGTCGCTCGCGTTCGAGGATCGGTGCGTGAGCCGGGCGCACGTTAACGAGCTCGCAAACCGCCCCCTTGACCCGGGCAACCGGAAGTCGACCAACGTTTACGAGAATGTCGACGAGCTCTTGGCGCTCTACGACGAGGCGGTCGGCTCGCGCGGCTCGAGCCAGTCGGGCGGCCGGAAATACGACGCGCTCGCTATCCGGCTTGCGGATAAGGGATTCACGGCGCCGCTTGACCAAAACCTACCCGCCGGGCTCCGGCCGCTCGATATTACCGAATGCTCATGGGTTGCCGACTTGGAGGGGAACGGCGCGGAGCGCTACTTGGTGACGCTCGGCGCCGATACCATCCCGCTCCGCGTGCAACGCCGGCCGTTCTTCCATGGTGGCTCGCAATGGCTCGCGGGTAAATTCGTCGAGATTGCCGAAGAGTTTTACGGCCGCGGGCTCCCCGAGGTATTCGATTACATACAGTATTTCGTCAACGATCTAGGCAACCAATCGGCCGACGCGTTTGTGTGGGCGACGAATCCGATAGCGGTCGTCGATATCGGCGCGGTGCAGGATCCGACCTCGCTCCGTATGACGCCGGGTGCCAAGTGGCTCGCGAATCCCTCGGGCGTGCAATTCACGACGCCGCCCACCGGGGCCGCGCAAGCCGGGTTCGACGCCGTGCAAGGTTACCTCGGGATTGGCGATAACTTGGTTGCCCCAACGCCGGCCCGGCCGATTGTGCCGGGGCAAGCGCCCTCGGCCGGCGCGGGCACGGGCGGGGCAAGCGGGTTTGCGGCGCAGCTCGCGGATAGCGCCGTCGACATTCGCGCCGTGATTGAGAACCTCGAGGATGACGTGATGCAACCGCTCCTCGAGCGGAACGACATCCTGGCGCAGCAGTGCCTCGACCGTGACATCGTGCTCAAGGTCGCCGGCCAGGATGGCGTCGAACTATTAGAACACCCGGTTTCGGTCGCCGACTTGGTTGGCGAGTATGAATGGGAATGGCTCGGCACGACATCGGCGTTGAACCAGCAAGTCCGGGCGCAGCAGATGGTGCAAGGGATAGCGCTCCTCGTGCAGGTCCCGCCCGACCAGCTCGCCGCCGAGAACGTCACCGTCGACTGGAAATATGTTCTCACGCAATACTGGTCGCTCGGCTTGGGACTCCCGAATGCAGACCGCGTGCTCAAATCGACGGGGCCGAAAGAGGCGCAGGATTGGCGCTATGAGAACGCGCTCGCCCGCGTGGATCGTGCCGCCGAGCTCCAGGTGTCGCCTGCGGATAACCACGTCGAGCACGTGCAGGGGCACCAGCACGTCTTGGATCGTGGCGACCTCTCCGACGACGCCCACGCGCTCATGCAGAAGCATGTGCAGGACCATCTCGGGTTCGAGGTCGCCAACGAGGTGCAGCGGCTCCAGCAAGCGATGGCGACCTTGCAGGGGCCGCCTGGGGTTCCGGGGCCGGGGGGCATGCCACCTCCCTCGGGTCTGCCGGGGGGGCCTGGGGGTGGCATGCCGCCCCCGGGGGCTCCGCCGATGCCGCCGGGCATGGGGCCGCCGCCTGGAGCCGGGCCGCCGGGTGCCCCGATACCGCCGAGCTATCCGACCAATCCCATGCCGCCACCCGTCGGCGCCATCAACGGGCCGCCACCCTTTGCGGGTGCCACGCCGAACCGCGGTATCAATACCCTTGGCCGGCGGATTGGCCCGACGCCGCAGCAGATACCCGGGACGCCGCTCTTTAAGCCCCACTCCGGCGCCCGCAACAAGGCGAAAGCGATGCTGGGCATGCGGCCGCCCGCACCGCTCGGGCAGGGGCGTGTTGGGAAAACCGCAAACATTGCCGACCTATTCCGCCGCCTCCCGCGGCTCCCGAGGTAGACGATGGCAAAGGCAGGCACGCTCTTTGGTAAGCCCCGGGGCGAAGTCATCAAACATCCGGGGGCGTTCAGCGCGAAAGCGGCGAAGGCAGGGAAGTCGACTGCCGCGTATGCGAGCCAGGTCTTGAAGCCGAGCTCGAAAGCGTCGACACAGACGAAGCGGCAGGCGAATCTTGCGAGGACGTTTGCCAAGCTCCGCGCCGGCAAGGCGAAGTTCCTTGTGCCGCTGTTCTTGCTGCTCGCCTCGAGCGCCGTGGCCGCAACCAAGACGTGTCCGAGCGGCCAGCTCGGCGGGACGCTCACGACGACGGGGCCGACGCCCGACGTGCTTATCGCTCGTGCCGCCCCGGCGCTCGTCGTGCAAGCGACCTCGCCGGCCGGCACGGCAACCGTCGTCGTCGAAATGTCGTGCGACGGCACCAATTGGGCGCCGGTCGCCAATTCCAGCATGTCACTCGCCTCGACGACGCCGAGTCAGGTGGTGTCCATGCTGCAACCGACGTGCACCTATCGGGCGAACGTTACGGCGTGCTCGAGCTGCTCGACGACGGTTTTCTATGCGTGCGCTGGCCCGTAGCCTCGTGGCGCTCGCCATTACGACCGCCGTCGCGGCGCAACCTCGAGGGCCGGCGAAAGTCGGCGGCTGCGGCCCGGCAAGCGCCGGGTGTGGCGCGGCGGCCGCCAACGTGCCGTCAACGTCGACCACGACGACGAGCACCACCACCACGGCAACGACGACGACAACCACGGCACCGCCGACGACAACCACGACGGCGGCGGCGACTACGACGACCACGTAATGGGGCAGCATGACGTCCTCTATGCGTGCGCGAGCGCCTAGTGCCGCGCTCGCCATTCTCGCCCTTGTGCTCGTGGCCCGCGGCGTTGGTGGCCAGGCACGCAACGAATGCGGCCCGGCGGTCGCCACATGCGGGCCGGCGTGCGTCGGGACGGGTGGCGCGACGACGACGACGACGCTGCCCACCGTCAACATTCCGGCCACCGTCGGCTCGGACACCAACTGCGCCTCGAGCACGCTTCCGGTCGCCGACACCAACGTAAGTGGCTGGAATGGATATGTCAGCTACGGGAAAACGTGCGCCACGGGCGCCAATGGCGTCGGCTACGATGTGACGAGCTTATCGCTCTATGTCGCCACGGCGACAGCGGGTGACAAGCTCAAATGCTCACTCTACACCGATTCCACGTATACGTCCGTTGCCGCGGGCTGTAACACCGTCGAAGCCACGCTTGTGGCGAACCCCAATGCCTACGTTACCATGGCGACGACGGGGGCATGCCACTTGGCGCCCGGGACGCGATACCGGATTGCGTGCGCCACGACGACGAGCACCACGGGATTTGGCGAGGCGTCGACCGCATGTAGCGGTTGCTGGCTCTATCAGTCGCCACTCACCTACGCGTCTCTCTGGCCGGCGAGTCTCTCCAATACCGGGCAGTATGCCGCGACGATGGCGTCCTATTTGACGGCGACGGGGCCGATCCCGACGACGACCACCACCACCACCACGACGACGACGACGGTCACCGGCACCACGCTTCCGTCGTGGGTATCGGCGACGCTCGCCGCGTGGATGCTGGACGAGAGCAGCGGCACGCGCGTCAACCTCCAAGGGACGACGAGCCGCGACCTCGCCAACACCGACGGCAGCGACCCGGTCGGCTCGACGACCCGCGTCGAGGGCGCGCAATCCATGCACGTGACGATCACGGGTGCCAAGCATACGAGCGACACGTTTACGACCCTCTCGAGTCCGGTGTCGCTCGGATGCTGGGTCCAGGGAACGGCGCTCGGCGCGGCGTTTGTCATGCACGACTACCAAACCGTTGCCGGCACCTTCCAGCTCCAACGCACCGCCGGGGGCGGCTATCAATTCGTCGTCTACGACTCGGGCGCCGCGACGCATACGGCAACGACGCCGAACAACTACACGGATGGCGCAACCTGGCACCATGTCGTCGGCACCATGTCGTCGGGGGGTTCGGTCACCGTCTACGTCGACGGAGCGCAGCAAGCGCAGGTCGCCATGGGCACCGCGGTTGCGCATGCGGTGCCGCTCTACCTCTCTGACAACTTTAGCTTTACCGGCTTCCTCGATGAATGCTGGCTTGCCAATACGCTCATATCGCCCGCGTCGGTATGCCGCATCTGCTCGTGCGGTATCCGCGGCGAGCAGTGTCTCTGTAACGGCACGGCATTCGTCACGACGGGCCGGAACGCGACCACATGCGGGGCGTGTACCTTACCCGCGGATTGCTCGGCGATCACGCCGCCATGAGAGGAGGATAGAATCATGAGCCCGGCACGTGTTTTCGATATCGTAGCCGTCGTCTGTTTCGCGGTTGCGGCTATTCCATGGCCCCCCGCACCGTCGCCCCCCTACGCCTTTAACCTGATGTCGCTCGGGCTTGTCTTCTTTACGCTCGGGCATATGTTCCCATGAATCTCGTCGTTTTGGTGCTGCTCATCGTGCTTTTGGTGGGGTTGCTCCCGACGTATCCGTACTCGGTCAACTGGGGCTATTACCCCTCGGGCGGCGTCGGCTTGGTCCTGATTATCCTCCTCGTCTTGCTCCTCGCGGGTCGGTTGTGACCCGGTGGTATTGACTAACGCTTAGTTTTCGCTAGGACGGCAAGCCCCGAGATGGCACGCAAGCAATTGCCGCCACCGGGAGCCAAACGCGGCGGCCGCGGAAAATCCCTCTACGTGGCTCCGCCGGCACCTCCGCGGGGCCGTAAGGCGAAGCTCGGCACCATGGCCGGCCGGGCGGGTGCCCCGCCCCCGTTGTCGCCACCGCCTCGCCCGCGGGCGACTCGAGCCATGGGGCCACCCGTGCAAAACCCTCTCCCGCGCGCTCCGGCTCGCGGCCCGGTTACGGCCGCCGCGGAGGAGCGCACCGAATCGACCCCGCTCGGCGGTGCTATGGCCGCCGGGGCCGGCATGTCGCCCGCACGTCGCGCCGTCGCGCGCGGCATACGTGCCGGCCGCGTGGCGTTTTAGGGTTATGGATCCTGAGCTAATCGCCATCGACCCGGAGGAGCTTGCGAAGGTTACCGCGGCGCTCCGCGGGACGTCGTACCACGAGCACCTCGAGCGCTACGTGCGCGACCGTATCGCCTACCTGCTCGACAAGGAATTGACCGACCCGCACGCAATCACCAAATGCCGCGGGCAAGTCGAGGAGCTGCAGCACCTGCTCCGGCCCGCGCTCTGTCAAACGCTCGCGCTTCTTGGGTTGCGTGCCCGGGCGGAGCGCGATGCCCGTAACCTGAAACCCGCCGAGCCGCTCCCGCCGCGGGATTGGTGGGTAGACCCCGAGGAGCCGTACTCGCCCGTCGCGAACGACCGGCCGGTACCGTAAGCCATGGCAGATATAGAAGCGCCCGCACCCGCAGCCGCCCCCGGGGCCGTTCCGGTAGAGCCGACTCCGACCCCGGCCGAGCCGGCGGCCCCCCCGCCACCCTCAGAGCTCGACACGCTCCGGCAAGAGCACGCGCGCACCCGCGAGGAGCTTGCCGCCGCCAACGCCACGCTCCGGCTCTTGACGCCGCAGCAGCAAGCGCCAGAGCAAGCCATGCCGCTTGTCCGGTTGACGCAAGCCGACGCCCGCCGCGTGGCGCAATCGCTCGGCGGCGGATGGACGGAAGAGGCGGTGCAGCAGCACGCGCCCATCTTCGCCGCGTTCCTCCAAGTACTCGCCGGGCCGATTCTGAACGGGCTCGAGGGGATGGCGGACGTGGTTGATTTGATTTCGGCGCGGCAAGAGGTGCCGAAATACGAAACGCTCGCCGAAGAAGTCGACCGCGTACGCCACGAGTACCGCCAACGCGGCCAAGTGATTACCCGCAAGCAAGCCGTCGCCGCCGTTAAGGCGCGGCGCATGGAAGATCCAAAGTACATGGATACGCTACTCGCCGAGCGCGAATCAGAAAGAGCCACCGAGCAGCAACGCCGGGCCGCGAGCGCCGCTGCCGCCGTCACTGAGGGCGGCGCGACGGTGCAGAAAGCCGGCCCGGAGCCAACCAAGCAACCGCGGGCACCGCAGACGAAAGAGGAATTCGCCCGCCTACCCCTCGAGGAAAAACGTAAGGTGCTCGAGGGAGTCGTTTTGTAGGAGGAGGGCCGCGCCATGGCGGGCACAACGTTTAGCTACACCGACCCGGGGCTTTCGACTTCCACCACTCTTGCCAACGATCTTGCACCACTTTGGTTGCAAGAGGAGTTGCTAGCAATCGCGGAAAAGTTGACCGTGTTTCAGGATATGGGCGATACGCCGAACATGCCGGAGGGCGAGGGCAAGACATACTCCGCGCAGCGCTACGAGCGTCTGCCTCTTCCAGGTTCGCCGATCACCGAGGGTGTTACGCCCGACTCGACGGCGCTCGTCGTCAACAAGGTTACCGCCGTGCTCGAGCAGTGGGGGATGGTAACCACGCTCTCTGACGTGGCCCTTATGACGACGAGGCACCCGGCGTTACAGGCGGCCAAGGATCGGCTTGGTAACGCGTCGGCGGAGCTCCAAGACCGGGAAATCCAAAAGACGCTCATGGCGGGCGGCGTCGTCATGTTCCCGAACAACCGCGCGTCCCGCTCCGCGCTCGTCGCGGGCGACGTGCCGGGTACGGATTTCGTCTCGATGATTGTCGCGACACTCCGCCAGCTCGGCGCCCCGACCTTTGCCTGCGCGATGTACGGCGGCGTGATTGACCCGTACACCGAGCAGGATCTAGCCAAAGATCAGACATTCGTCTTGTCGCACCAATACTCAGAGACGACGGCGCTTTTTAACGCCGAGGTTGGCCGGTGGCGTGGCGTGCGATGGAAGCGGAGCAACTTGCTTCCCATTCAGTCGCTACTCCCGGCGACGGCGGCCGGCGTTACTGCGGCCGCGTTGACGGCGCTCCCGGCGGGCGACGTCGGGTTTACGGCCGGCTCGACGGTTAAGGCGGTCGCCGCGCTTGCCGACCCGACTAGCGGGCTCTCGACGCAGCAGACGGCTACCGTCAACGTGACCAACGCCGCGGCGTTTGACGTGCAATTCACCATCGGCGCCTCGGCCCCTTCCGGCCGGTATAACCTCTACGTCTCGCAACCGGCCGGCGCGGTGCCGCTCTATGCCGGGATTGTGACCTTCGTTACCGGCTCCGCCATGACGGTTAACGTGGCGGCGACAAGCGGCGGCGTGTCGATTCAGGCAAACCCGAGCGGCGCCCCGGCAACCGCCGACCCGCCCGCGGCGGGCAACGTGCACACGGGTTATATTTTCGGCAAGTCGGCTTTTGCCGTGCCGGCAATCGGCGCCCGCGTGCAAGCGACGTTGACGCCCGCAACCGCGAGCGATTCGGACCCGTTGCAGCAACGCCGTAAGGCCGGGTTCAAATTCTACACCAAGACGTGCATTCTCAACACCGACTTCTTCCGGCGTTTTGAGTGTCTCTCGGCGTTCAACTAATGGGCCGGCCGCGCAAGTATCCGCTCCCGGCCGCCGAGCCGGAGCCCGACGACGAGCCGGAAAGCCTCGAGGAGCTCGAGCCCGAGGAGCTCGTGCAATACGCGCTAGACCACCCGCGCGAAAGGCTCACGCCGGCCATGGTGGCAGCGCTCAACGACGCGTGGCGCGACATATGTGCGGCCGACGACGACCAAGGGAAAGCGTACGCTCGGCAGATAGCGGCCCGGCTCCGCCGGGCGACGCATGCCGAGCTGCACCCGCAGTGCGACCGTGTGCAGCTCGACGTGCCGCTTTTGAAGCAACCCGACGGGCGCACCAAGCCCGTCATAATCAACCGCAAGCAATTTGTCGGCAAAGTCGAAGTCTGGTCATGCGAGGCGCGAGAAATTCTTACCCTCGTGCACCACGCCAAGCAGGTAGAGGCGGCTCGCATGACCGAGGGAGCCGGCGGCCAAACGGTCGACCTCGACACGGGCCAAATCCTCGAGCGAGCCGCGGCAATCGGGCGGGCCTAGATGCCACACGGGCCGAGCAAGCAACCGCCATTCTCCGGGCAGCTCACGCGCGTCACGCGCGAGGGCGAACAATGCTCGATAGCGTTTACCGCTCACACGCCGGAGGAGCTATCGCGGAAGCTCGGCATTGCCACCGGAGCGCTTGACGCACAGGTCCGCGCCAATAACGCCGCGCTCCTCGACGCCGCCTCGAGCTTCGAGGAGCGGCAAGTGAAGGTCTATAACGCCGCCGTCGAGCAGCTCCGCCGCGAATTCGGGTTGACGGCACCGCCGCCCGGCGACGA